ATACGTTGATGTTGCTATTGAACCTACAAAGGCTGCGGAATTTATCTTTATTCCAATTAGACTTAAGAACACAGGTGAGATTGCAAGCGGAAACGTAGCGGCAGCAAGCACAGTTTAATAAAAAAAATAGAATTGGGGGGCGGAAATGCCCCCCTTTTTTTTATGACTGAAATTAGATAAATACTTTTATAATAATTATAGGAGCGAAACGAAATGTCAGTTTCATCATTAACAAAATTTACAGTGCCGTTAGACGGTGATCAGAGCGCAGCAAGCCAAGGCTTGCTTATGCCAAAACTTAAATACCGCTTCCGTGCGCAATTTGAGAACTTTGGTGTTAGCAGTCCTCGTACAGAGCTTACCAAACAGGTTATGGATATTACACGCCCTAGTGTAACATTTGAAGAGTTTGAAGTTCCTGTTTATAACAGTAGAGTATACTTGATTGGCAAGCACCAATGGGATTTGATTACAGTAAACCTACGTGACGATGTAAATGGTGCAGTAACTAAATTGTGTGGAGAGCAGATTCAGAAACAGTTTGATATGATGGAGCAAAGTAGTGCAAGTTCAGGTATTGATTACAAATTTATCACACGTTTTGAAATACTAGACGGTGGTAACGGCGCAAACGCACCAAGTGTACTTGAGACCTGGGAATTATACGGCTGCTTTATTCAGAATATCAACTATGGTGATCTTAACTACGCAAGTCAAGAACCTGCAACAGTTGCAATGAGTATTAGATTTGACAATGCTGTACAATCACCACTGGGTGACGGTGTTGGTGCAAGTGTAGCGAGAACACTAGGTCAAACTATTACTGGCTAATAGGAGTTATTCCAAATGGCTAGTGTAAACCCACTACTATCAGGCCTAACCCGAGGCGAAACAATGCGCGACTACAAACATGCGTCGCGCACTTTTGTTGACAATAACTTCGAGTTACAGCCTAGACATGGGCATCTCTTTCATGTGGTATTTGAATTTACTGCGGAAGCACAGAGTTTGTTTAACACAGTTGAAAAACTTGAGATGCCTATTCTTGTAAAAAGTATAGATTTGCCCACATATACTATTGACGTACAAACACACAATCAGTATAATAGACAAGTACAAACACATCATAAGATTAGTTACAATCCTGTGACAGCAACATTCCATGATGATGTAAAAGAACTTATTCGTAACTTATGGCACAAGTATTATTCATTCTACAGCGCAGATCCAACTTACAGTTTAGATAGTAACAGTTACAATACCCAGGATAGATACGCAAACAGAACACAGTCACAGTGGGGCATGCAACGCGGTAATAAACGTTTCTTTAAAAACATTAAAATTTACAGTATGCACAATCACAAGTTTGCTGAGTATACATTAATAAATCCTATTATTACAAGTTTTAATCATGACAATCATGCATACGCAAGCGCAGGATTGATGCAGCATAGTATGCAATTGCAGTATGAAACTGTAAAATATGCAACTGGATTTGTTAATGACATAAGTCCAACTGGCTTTGGTGAAATACACTATGACGTTGAAACTAGTGATTTAAGTAATGGTCCTCAAAGAGGACAAGTGTTTGTGGACGGGCAACTTGTTAACACCAATGGACAAGCGCCTTCAGATTTGTTTAGTAGTAATTTAGGCACTATAGGAAGCCAAGGTATACTGTTTGATAATTTGTCAAATCTAAGTTTTGGGAGTGTGATTAATACAGCATTGGGTAAAGTTGCAAGTAACATATTAACTGGACAAAAGCCCACAAGTAATATATTAGTACCGTTTATCGGTAAATCATCAGTAAGTGATCTTAACGTAACTGACATTACAAATATAGTAGTCAATAATCAAACAAACGATGGAACAACTGATGCTATAAGCAGTCAGGGCCAGAGCATTGGAAATCCACAATTCGTTAATACTGTGTCTAGCTCAGAGGGATATAACACAGGCTATGCACATACTATTCCAAATACAACTGGTACAGTTGGTGCACCTAATAAAATTAGTAGTACCACAGAATACATAAGTTCAACTAATAGTGCAGGAACAAGACAAAAGTCCCTGGACATAGCAAAAAAACGTTTACAAGATCCAAATCTTACTAAAGAGTTACGAGACTTTTATAATGAAAAGATAAGGCTAGGCAATCTATAATGGCACAAGAAACCAATTTACCAACAGTAAATCCTGCAGATAATTTTGACCAGCGTGTTCAAGATTACTTTGTAAACTATTTCACTGCTCCTATCAAAATGACGGATCAAGAGTATGAGGCAGCAAAAGCATTTTTTGTTGCTCGTACTAATAATGAAGCAGCGGCAGCAGCACTCACTGCAGCAACTATACAAGCAGCAAATGAATTAGACTTGTTTATTTTGGATGTTATTAGACAATTTGAAACAACTTCTGACTTAAAGAGTGCTATACCTACATTTCTAAACCTCAGCCGCAGTGGTAGAAGTTTACTAGGATATGAAACAAGCATTACTCCAAACGAGAATACAGCACGCCAAGTGAGTTTGTAATGTTCAGTCGCAACAAATATGCCAATGGCATATACACAATTACAAATCCAGAAAAGTATAGTGGCAACAAAGAGCCTCGCTACCGCAGTGGATGGGAACATGCATTTATGCGTTTTTGTGACAATAATCCAAGTGTAATAAGTTGGGCAAGTGAAGCAATACAAATACCCTATCGTAATCCACTTACAGGCAAAGGCACTGTATATGTGCCTGACTTTGTTGTAATGTATCAAGACAAACGTGGTAATAAACATGCAGAACTTATTGAAATAAAGCCCAAAGCACAGACCATGCTTACTGAAAAGACCCGTGAAAAAGAAAAACTTTCAATTGCTATTAATCACGCAAAGTGGGAAGCGGCAGCAAAGTGGGCAAAACACAAAGGCTTGCGCTTTAGAGTTGTAACAGAAGATGATATTTTCCACAACGGCAAACGCTAGGGATAACTATTAGTATGACCAAAAAATTAGAAGAATTATTTGATGTGGCACCTACAAACGAAGTAGATATCACAGCAGAAGAAAATAGCACAGTTGTAGAACATGTGACTGCCAAGGACTTGCCACAAATACAAACAGCACTTACTAATGTAGATAAGATTGATGCTGCATTGCCCAGTGTAAGCGAACTTGGTACCAGCGATAAAGAAATGGACGACATTGCTGTATTAGCACAGGATACATTCAAAGACCTAATGGATCTTGGCATGAATGTAGAAGCACGTTTCAGTGGTGAAATTTTCAGCAATGCTGCTCGTATGCTGGACACAGCATTAAGTGCAAAAAATGCAAAGATCAACAAAAAATTACGCATGGTTGATTTACAACTAAAAAAAGCAACATTAGATGCTAGACTTGCTAAAGAAGCAAAAGCCAATGGTGAAGAAGTTGAAGATGGTGAAGGACAAGCAGTTGATCGTAACCAACTTCTAATGGAAATACTAGGCAGGAACTCTGAACAAAAGTAATAAATACACTAGTATATAAGGAACACTGTAATGAAAAGTTTAAAGAGTTATCTCGTTGAAAGCGAACAAACATACAAGTTTCGTATTAAAATGGCTGAAAAATGCGATGACGAAACAATGAACGCACTGGAATCTGCACTTGAAAAATACGAAGTTGCAAGTATCAGCAAGCCAAAGAAAACTCCTATACAAGAACATCCCATGGATTTTCAAACACTAAACAATGCAGAAGTGTTTATTATGGATGCAGAACTAAAGTATCCTGTAACTGCACATCAACTATATGAATATATTAGTCAAACAGTTGGTGTACCTGCAAGTCATTTAGTAGTTATTAACAGTGATCATCCTGAGGAAATGGCTCGTGAAGAAGCAATTACCGAAGAAGGCGAAGAGTATACTGCAAAGTTAGACAGTGATTATGAAGATGCAAACAATGCTAAAGATAATTTTGGTGATGAGTATAATGAGAACATGCTAAAAAGTCTTGAAACACGCAAATATGAGTTTGCTAACAAGGACGACTAATGAAGGATCTGTACAAAGCAATTGGCGCACTGAACAATATTCTTAATGAAGCACCACCACAGGGCAGAAAAGACGGTCCTGGTACTAGACAAGGCACAACACCTAAGCCAAAGCCTGCTGGTCCTGCTGCATATAATAGCGTTGGGGATATGATTAAAGCAATTAAAACACCAGGTAGACAAGGTGTAGCAGATCCTAATCAAAGTGCAAAAAATATAGCAGCGGCACAACCAAAGCCCGCACCAGCAGCACCTAAACCAAAAGCAGCACAACCAGCAGCATTTACAGGTAGACCTGATGATGCGCGAAAGCCATTAGCAGCACCGAAAATTAATCCAGCAGTTCCAGCAGCGGGACCAGTTAGAGCAAACCCAATAGATCCACAAGCAATGGCTGCAACTAAAGCAGCAGCAAGTGTAGTTAAAGCACCTAAACCAGCAGCACCTGCTCCTAGAGCAAAAGTAAAAGCAACTGCAGCAAATACCAAAGACTTTGATAAGACAGTAGCACTACAAAAGAGATTAGGTGTAACTGCAGACGGCATCATGGGTCCAGAGACTCGCGCAGCAATGAAAGCAGCGGCAGCGAAAAAGCCTACTCCAGCAAGTCAAGTAACACCAACAGCAGGTGATCCTGGTATGCAACAAGCACCAGCAATGGGTAAAACTCGTAAAGTAAGCACAGTTGAACCAGGTGCAGCACCAAAAGCATTTACACCTATAGCAGGTGCAGGAGATAGAAAGTCTGGCGCTACTGCAGCGGGCATAAGACGAGATAGTAGTAATAAAGCACTAGCAAGAGATTTTAAAAAAGTAAAAGACGCTGGCAGCGGTATACTTGATAAGATTGGCGCAGGCATTAGTAGTATTTTTAAAGGCGGCAGCAACAGACGTGCTGAACGTGATGCAGAAAATAAAGCATCAGCACAAGCATACAGAGCAGGGCGAAATAGCTCTACTAGAAGAGCGGCGGCGGCAGGACCAAATGCAGCAGGAAGCAACTTTGCAACTGCGGCAGATGGATCAATTTCACGCAGGGATAATCCAAGACAGCCTGGCGATGCAGCACCAACTACTAGAACTGCAGCGGCAACAGGCGCAGCACCGACTAGACGATCTGACACTAGTTTTAGAGCAAGTGACGGGACAAACACCGTTGCAAGAGATGCCAGTGGCAATCTAAATGTTAGACAAAGAGTAACAGATCCAGACGCAAAAGCAGCAGCACTGCAACAAATAAACAGAGCACGAGAGAGACAAAGATTAGCATTGGCTGCAGGATCAACTGATCCCGACGATATTCGTGCATATCAAAGAAGAATGGCTAACACAAAAGGAACTGGTGCTGCTGGCGGCACTGATATGAATACATTTTAAACAAGGAGACTAGCAATGGATATTGCATCACTAAGAGCGAAACTAGATAATATCGCAGAGGAACTAGCGCAGCTACCTGAGCAAGAGACTGTTGCGATTGAAGAAGAAGAAATTGAAGAAGCACACCACATGATGCCAAAAACATTACAGTGTGAAGAGTGTGGCGACATGTTAGGCTGTCCAACTACAGATTGTGAATGTGACAGTATGGATCCAAAAGGTGACAACTGGATCATGGTTGATGTTGACAATGATGGCGACATGGACATGGCAATGGCAAACGAAGAAGATCTTTCAGAATTTAGCCCTGCAGATATGAAAGCAGCAGATAAAGACAACAAAGCAATTCAAAAATCAGGTTCTGGTATGAAAAGTACAAGTGCTGCAAAACCACAAGCAGCAGGTACATTGGCACAGCGTTTGAAAACTGAAGAAGTTGAAGAAGAAGAAGCAGTTGAAGAAGAAGCAGTTGAAGAAGCAACTGTAGAAGTTCCTGTACAAGAACTTGCTGATCTAATGCAACTAGCAGGCTATGCTAACTATGCAGAACGCATTGAAGAGTATGCCAATGAGCCAGATGAGCAGTACATGGATGCAGAAGAGCAGTTAATTGGTCTAAGCGGCGGACTAAATGGTCCTAAGACTATGCATACTCCTGCTGCAGGCGGTGACAATCCAATGGATAAAGAAGCACTTAAAACTGTAGAAGAAAATCTTTATAAAAGTTATAAAGACTTTTTAGAAGAAGCAGAAATCACAGAACAAGACTAAGTTCTTGTTGCAATAATTTATGTATATAGCGGTGACCTTCATCATTTGGGTGTAAGTGATCCGCTATATATTTTGACTTACTTTCCTTATTGCTGCCATCAGCACCCAGTGTGTTGACCATACCCGGCACACAATCCACATGCATATAACGCAAGTTGTTTAATTTGCAAGTAGTTTCTACAATGTGACGAGGATACCAAGTGTGAACATCTTCTATGTATTCACAGTGTTGGTTTACTAGATAGTCTTTGCAACTATCAACTAGCGCACTACCAGACTTTTTCCCCTGCACATAGTTCATATGTTCCCAACGTTCAGCTCTGTTGTTATACCAGCTCTGT